CTTGATGAAGAATATAAAAAGCAGAAACTAGATTTAAAAGAGTGGGAAAAGAAAAAGGTTAAAAAAATTGTCGAAGAGACGCATAATGATCCAGAGGGCAGAACTGCAAAAATTGCTAATGAATTTGGTTTTGAATTGGTGACAATAGATGACACGACTGGTTAGTATAGCTTTAATACTTTCAATTATTCTTATTCCTGTTAATTCTTATTCCAACCCAAAGGTAGCAGAGATTAAGCAGGGACAGAAAGCTCCTTATAACGGCATTCTTTACAATTATGAGGCTAACGCGGTGTTATTGACTTCGAAGGAAAAGGGCCAGCTAGAGTGTACGCTACAGCTTAGGCATAATGTGGCCAAAGAAAAGGCCAAGTGTGATATGCTGACCTCAACTGTCAAGGCTTCACTGACAGCTACAGAAAAGAAATACAACGCCATTTTAAAAATTAAAAATGATCAGATCGATCATCTTGAAAAAATAACGCTTGATCGGCCAAACGCTTATAGTCATTGGTGGTTTGCCGGCGGCTTCTTGGGCGGTGTTGCTTTGTCGATGGGCATATTCTATGCGGCGGTCCAAACAGCGAAATGAAAAAGAAAAAGGCTGACTTGAATTATATAGCGGGATTAGAAAAAGCAGTAGCAAAAAAATATGGAAAAGAGGCTATACAAAATCCCTCTAAACATTGGACGCCGGAAAAAGAAAAAGAATATCTGGAAGAGGCGAAGCAAATAGAGTTTTTATCTGCTGGCAACAACACCATCGAAGAGAGAGAGGGGTTTTTATTTTCTGCAAAACTATTTAAGAAGGACATAAAAAATATATGTGATGTGTGTTTTGATGTTTTAAATGAGGGAGATATGGTTTATATAACAAAATATGATTGTTGTAACAAGTGTTATATAAACCATGTAGAGCATCGCGAAGAACGATGGCTAAACGGATGGAGACCAAAAAATGTCTAAAGAATTAGAAATATTGAGAGGGTTAAGCCAAGCGATGGGCTATGCTTATGATGGTGCCACTGACGAAAATGGTGAGCGCATTAAGATTGGATTAAAACGAGACGAAAAAAATCCCTTGATGCAGTCTAGGGATGGAGACATGGATGGCTTTGGCATCCAGATGGTCGGCCAAAAACTGTATGTTAAATATCATTCTGAAGCTCCCATGAAGGAAGTCCATCGACGTGGCCCCGATGCTTATCAAGGTGACGTAGAGGAAAGGTTTGCCAATATTGCCAAATTTTTAAAGGAAAGATACAAAAAAGCAACCGGCAACGCCCTTTCCTTAAAGGCCGATGGCGAAGCGGATATCCTTCTTCAGTACATGAATAGAAAAAGAAGCTGGATTCAAGCAACAAAGTGTTATACAATTGGTGGTTTAAAGGGTGTCGCTGAACCGGAAAGACCAGCTTATGATATAACGCGTGATTTCTTGAAGGCAGCAAAATATGGCAGTTAATGACTCGCTCTTTAACAAAAACCCAAATAAAAAAAGAAATTATAACTAGCGGCAAAGACCCGGTTTATTTTATTGATAATTATGGCAAGATAGCCCACCCAATAAAAGGCATGATACCCTTTTCGATGTATTCTTTCCAAAAGGATATCGTTGGTGATTATCAAGATAATCGTTTCAATATTATTTTAAAGGCTAGGCAATTGGGCATCTCTACAGTTACCGCTGTTTATGTTGCATGGTTTGTTCTTTTCCATCAAAATAAGAATGTCGTTGTTATGGCAACAAAGCTGCAGACTGCGGCAAACTTAGTAAGAAAAATAAAATTTGCTCTTCGATCAATTCCGGAATGGATGCGAATTTCTGAGTTGGTCGTTGATAATAAAAATTCTTTTGAATTGTCAAATGGATCTCAGGTTAAGGCGATTTCTACATCTGGTGATGCAGGCCGCTCCGAGGCGTTGTCCCTGCTTGTCATTGACGAGGCTGCAATCATTGAAGGTCTAGAAGATCTATGGGCTGGTTTATATCCCACCTTGTCAACTGGCGGTGATTGTATAATAATTTCAACACCAAAGGGCGTCGGAAATCTTTTTCACAAACTTTATATTGAAGCCGATCAAGGTCTTAATGACTTTAATCCCGTCAAACTACCATGGGATCTCCACCCAGAAAGGGATCATGAGTGGTATACAAAAGAAACTAAAAATATGTCTAAACGTGAGATTGCACAAGAATTGGAGTGTAGTTTCAATATGTCTGGTGACACCCTCATTCACGGCAAAGACCTTATGAGGATTCAAGAAGAAGAGTTAGAAGAGCCAGAATACAAGGCCGGCTTTGATAGGAACTTGTGGATTTGGAAACAGCCGGAAGAGGGGAATAAATATTTTATGGTTGCCGATGTCGCCCGTGGTGACGGCAAGGACAATTCGACATTTTATGTTTTTAATTCAGACACTATGGAAATATGTTGTGAATATCAAGGAAAGCAGCCACTAGATAGTTTTGCTAAAATGATATATGATACGTCTAAAAATTATGGTATGTGCTTGACAGTTGTTGAAAATAATTCAGTTGGCATTACTGTGCTTACTAAATTAAAAGATTACGGTCATACAAAGATGTATTATTCAAGAAAATCAACTCATGATTATGTTGAGCAGAGTTATGCAGAACACGCCACAGCAACCGTGCCCGGGTTTAGCACAACGGTGAAAACAAGGCCGATGATAATAGCAAAATTAGAGGAGTTTATTAGAAATAAAGTTTTAAAAATTAAATCTAAGAGACTTTTTAATGAATTGAAAACTTTTATTTGGAACAACGGCAAGGCTCAAGCTATGCGTAGTTATAATGACGATTTGGTGATGGCTTGCGCTATCGGCTGTTGGGTCAGAGACACAGCTTTGACTGTAAATGAACAGGATATGCAGTATAAAAAAGTTATGATTAATGCTATAATGACAAGTAACAAATCTTTAGATACTAGAATCTCTGGGATGAATCAAAAAAAGAAAGATAATTATATTTATAATGATAATAAAAAGCAACGCGTGGTTTCTCTAGATAAACTACCGTTTTTTATGAAATAGGTGATAGAACATGGCTAAAAATGACAATAAGAGAAACCCAAGAAATCCAGATAGTCCACTATTTCAAAGGCTTACTAGGCTTTTTTCGGGGCCTATTGTAAATTATAGGGCACAACAAACTAGAAATAATAGAAAATTTTCTATTGATAAATTTGGCCCAAAATTTAAAAACGCCGGCGGCCACTCATTTAAGAGGCAGGCTTATAATCCATGGGAAACTATTTCATCTGCTATGATGAATAGTCTTAATCGATCCGAGCGATACGCAGATTTTGATCAAATGGAGTTTATGCCGGAACTGGCTTCGGCTATGGATATTTATGCTGATGAAATTACCACTCATACTGAATTCGAAAAATCATTAATAATTGATTGTCAAAATGAAGAAATAAAGGAAATACTTAATACCCTATTTTTCAAAGTTTTGTCGGTTGACTCTAATCTTTTTGGTTGGGTTCGCTCTATGTGTAAGTACGGAGACTTTTTTGGATATTTGGATATTGATGAGCAGACTGGCATCAAGGGAATGATCGGAATGCCTGTTGTGGAAATAGAAAGGATGGAGGGCCAAGATCCATCTAATCCAAATTATGTTCAATATCAGTGGAACACCGGCGGCCTGACGTTTGAAAATTGGCAGTTAGCTCATTTTAGAATTTTAGGTAATGACAAATATCAGCCATATGGCACATCCGTTTTAGATCCGGGCCGTAGAATTTGGAGGCAATTAACCCTTCTTGAAGACGCGATGATCGCATATAGGATTGTTAGATCTCCAGACAGAAGGATTTTTAAAGTTGATGTCGGGGGCATTCCACCAGAAGAAGTAGAACAGTACATGCAGAAGGTCATGACTTCGATGAAGAGACACGAGGTTATTAATTCTAAAACAGGAGAATTGGATCTTCGGTATAACCCACTTTCAATCGAGGAGGATTTCTTTGTACCAGTAAGAAATGGTGTTGCTGCAACTGATATTACCAATTTGGGCGGTCAGACTTGGGCGACGGCAATCGATGATGTAAAATATCTGCAAAATAAGTTATTTGCAGCGATTAAAATTCCTATGGCTTACTTGATTCGCGGCGAGGGCGCAACAGAGGAGCAGGCTTCTTTGGCTCAGAAGGATATTAGGTTTGGCAGAACCATCCAGCGTCTACAAAGGTCTGTTTTGAGCGAGTTAGAAAAAATAGCGACAGTTCATTTATATACTATCGGATATCGCGGGAATGATTTGATTAACTTTAATCTTAAATTACAAAACCCATCTAAGATAGCTCAGATGCAAGAAGTAGAAAAATTAAGTCTTAAACTCGATGTCGCGACCAAGGCTTCACAATATGTGTATAGCAATCACTGGGTTTCCAAAAACATTCTTGGCTTGTCAGACGAGGAGTTGGTTAAAAATCTTAGAGAAAAGTTTTTTGATAAAAGGCTTGAAGTTGCTCTTGCGTCTATCGCTGAAACGGAAGGTGCCGCGGCAGCAGCTACGACGTTGACTGGAACAGGTTTCGGCGGTGCAGGCGACCTTGCCGGCCTAGGCGGCGGCACAGAATTGGGTGGTGAAATTGCCCCAGAGCCTGTAGCCACTGCGCCCGGTGAAGCCTCTGCAGCCGAAGCTCCCGCTGCTGAAGCACCAGCGGCCCCAGAGGAAGAGGAGGGGGTCTTGTTGGCAGAGCCGGCCACAGAAATATCTGAGCAAGATCTCACTAAGCCTGAGCCAGTATATACAGAATACGAAGATGGTTCTTATATCACAAAAACCTCAAAGGGCAAAAAATATATGAAAGTGAAGGCTGATAAGAGAAAATATGCCGGCCGTAGGGAGTCTTGGGTAAAACCTCAAAGAAAACCGCGAAGAATTGATAAGGCCATGGGGATTGGAACATTTATTAGTGAAAATCGATCTAATTATAGTGAAGACTTTGAAAAAAGAATGTCATCGTTAAATGAAGAGATAGAAAAAATATTAATAGAGGAAAACTAAATGAAGCACAACAAGAGAAGGAATACTGCTTTCGTTTATGAGGCCCTAGTCAGGGAGCTTACTAAACACACGATTCAAAAGAACGAGGAAAAAAAGAGAGCAGTTCTTGATGTAATTAAAGAAACTTTTAAAAAGAATTCTTTATTAAAAAAAGAATTAGATCTTTATGGTGAAATTGTTAAAACAAGAGAAATCGACCCTAAAGACGCCGAAAAGGTGGTTCGCCTAGTAAAAGAGGCGAGGCAAAAAATTGATAATCAAAAATTGTTTTCGGAACAAACAAGGTTGATAAACACGATTAATAAAAAGCTGGATGAATCTGTGTTTTCTAATTTTGTGCCAAACTATAAAACACTAGCAAGTATATATCAGGTTTTTTCGCCAAATACAAAAATTAAAAACAAGGTTTTATTAGAAAAATCTATTGTTAGATACATGGCCTCAAATAACATCAAGCCGTGTGAAAGAGAAAATGAGGTGAAAGCTTCAACTGTTAAAATATTTACAAGCAAGTTTAATTCAACTTATTCCAAACTCAACGAAGAACAACGAATTCTTTTATCAAAATATGTTGGCTCGTTTAAAGACAACGGCTTGGATTTAAAAATTTATTTGAATGATGAACTAGGTAGAATTAAAGAGGCTCTTGGGGAACAAAGGGGTAACGTTGGTGAAGAGCTAGAAAAAAGAGTTGATAGCGTTCTTACATTAATTGATGGATACAAAGGTCAAATGATTAATGAGGCCATGCTAAAACAAATATTAAAAATTCAGGAATTGACCCGAGAGATTCAATCAAATGAGTAAGTTAGAAGAAATAAAAGTAAAGGTTGAAGAGCAGGAATCTGGAAATATAAAAATTTCTGTTAAAGAGCCGGAACCCGAGGAAATTAAAGTTGCGGTCAAGCCAGTTCCATATGAGACTATTGAACTGGATGTTAGAAAAACTTTAGATAACAATTATATAATATATGATCACCCCCTGTTTGATATTGTAATCAATCCAGATAAGAAGAGGATTACAACCTTCATAAAGAGATATTTAAAAACAGACCCATATCCTCATCAGGATGTGTTTTTTGATTATCTCTTGAGAAAGGGGGTCATATTACCAGATAGCGTTAAAGGCGGCAATATATTTGGTAGTCTAGAGGCTACTTATCCAGCCAACAAAAAGATTGATGTGTTAAAGGGAATTTTATTGTCCATTTATTTTTATTTAATAAAAGAGTTACCAAGATTAAGAGCCGCCTTAGATTATGATTTAGAAGTAGATGATTCTTTGACAGACCCTTCAGAAAAGGATAGTACTGAATACGGCGAAGTCCCACAGAAAAAGAGGAAGGGAACCATGGATCCCTTCTATACTCAAAATTCTGGGCTGTTATATCGGATATAAATGGCTTTAATATATTTTGTTTTGGTGTGCTATGGAGTAACGCAACTGCTTGTCTATGGCTCTATATTTAACAAGTTGCGTCCCAGCAAGGGCTTTTTTGGAGAGCTGTTTCATTGTCCAATGTGCTTAGGTTTTTGGGTTGGCGTTTTTGTTTATGGAGTTTCTTTTTGCACAGAACTATTTACTTTTGAACTTAATTGGACTAATCCATGGTTGCTTGGTTCATTAAGTTCTGGCACTTCATACGCCTTGTGTATGTTATTCGGAGATGGGGGAATCAATGTTAAACGGAACTAATATTTTTGTAGAAACAAAGTGGATGCTTCAACCACCAAGGCTGTGTAAGAGCGGCTGCTGTATCATGCGGGTCACGCCCGCAGGAGAGGAAAATGAGTATTGATCTTAAAGAAATCAGAAGGATGGTTACAACGGCCCTTATTCAAGAGCGTGTTGGTTATTATGGCAGTCAAGTTGAGGGGGATGCTGGCGAGGTCGCCGATGCGCCCGATATAGCTGCCATGGTCGAGGATGCCAGCGATGCAATATCCAATTTGGAAATGGCAAAAACAAATGCAGCCCAAGCTGCACTTGCCGACGCGACAGAAAAACTTGTCGGGCCTTTAATTCAGGCCGGCATCACTAGTGATGAAGTAAAAGAGATGTTGGAAGATTTTTATTCTACCATGATGGATAAGATTGAACGTTCTGAGCAGGAGGCTTCAAAAAGGGCTGATGACACGAAAGCTGATTTGGAATCCCCAACTATTGGAGAATAATGATGTCGGATAAATTACTGTTAAGAGAATATTATGCACTATGTGAAGGCGGCTATTGTAAAGATTTATTAACTGAAGCTGAAAAAATGTCCATGGCCGAAGGAAAGGCATTTTACTTAACCGGCATTCTCCAAATGGGCGGAACTAAAAATGGAAATGGTAGAAAATATCCTACCCATGTTTTAGAAAGAGAAATGGGCAATTATGAATTGTTAATTAAACAAAAGAGAGCGTATGGGGAGCTTGACCATCCAGATACGTCTGTTGTAGATTTAAAAAATGCGTCACACCTAGTAACACGATGGTGGATGAATGAGCAAAAAGTTATGGGGGTCATTAAGCTTCTGGACACTCCAACCGGCGAAATTGTAAAAGGTATTATTAGATCAGGCGGCCAAATAGGTATTTCATCTAGGGGTTTAGGCTCTGTGGTTAACGAGGCTAATGGTACAAGCATGGTACAGGAAGACTTTCAATTAATTTGCTTTGATATTGTAGCTGATCCATCAACCCCGGGCGCATTTATGAATCCAACAAGAATCCATGAAAACAAACAGCCGAAAATTCACGATAAGGAATATAGAGTTAATGCTTTAATTAATTCAATATTAGAGGAAAAATGAAGAAACAAGATTTTAAAAAACTTATTAAGCCAATTGTAAAAGAGTGTATAAACGAGGCAATCTTAGAATCCGGCCTGTTATCTAATGTTATTTCTGAAGTCGTAAAGGGTCTGGGTATTCAAGCTCTGAACGAACAAAAGGCCGTTAAATCGACAGAACAAAAAAGAAACAACGTAATCGCAGAACAAAAAAGAAACAACGCGATTGCAGAACAAAAAAGAAAATTATCAAATGAAAAGTTGGATGCGACAAGAAAAAAACTTTTAAATTCTATCAACAAGGATGCCTATGGCGGCGTTAATGTTTTTGAGGGTACGACGCCCATGAATGGCGCAGGCTCAACAAAGGCCCCTTCACCGGCCGGCGCACTCGCCGGCCAATCGCCCGACGACCCGGGCATCGATATTTCAGGTATTTTAAATATCGGCGCCGATAAGTGGTCAAAATTGGTATGAGGTAAACATGAGTGTTGTTAATGTACAGGTAAGAGCTAGAAGAAACGAGTCGACTGAAAACTTAATTAAAAGATTTAGTCGAAAAGTAAAAAGAGGGGGTCTCTTAGAAGAAGTGAAGAATAGAAAATATTATGAGAAGCCTTCTGTTAAAAGAAGAAGAGAAAAAGTTCGTAGAAAAAGAACGTTAAAGAAACTATTTAGTAAGAGAATCGGAGAATAAAATGACCACCCAGAAAAGTAATTCAGATTTTGCAGATGCCAGATTTAGACAATTTGCCCCAGCTTTAGGGAAAGTTGGTCAGTACCAGATGAGTGCTGTTCCTTATCTCAGTTCCTCTATTTTAGTTAGTGGAGCCACGCCAACGACGGTTTCTTTCCCTAGTGTTACTAGGTTCGTTACTGTAACGAATGACGCGTCAGGCTCTAATAAGCCCTTACGAGTTGGTTTTAGTTTTCATGGGGTGAGCGGCTCCTCTGGCGGTCGCCCGGGCGATGAACTTCAGCGTAATTATTTGATGTTAGCTAACGGGGAATCATATACTGGAGACTGGCGCGTGTCTGAAATACATTTTTTGGCAGCAGCAGCACCTGTGCTTGATGTCAACGGCACCCCTGTCGCCGGCGGCAGCGCACTTTATCACGCTGCTACCGCCTCTATAATTGCCGGCCTAACTGGGATCCCACACGATGCCCTAATGACGAACTGGACCGGCTCTTCCGGAGTAGGTTAATGCCAACACAGTGTAGTGGGTTCGGAGGCCGCCTAGGCAATAAATCCGCCAGAACCTCTGGCAAACAAAACATTGTTGACCGCGCCGACAATGGTAGTCTTTGCTTAAACGGACACCTTTTCAGACTTTATTATTATCAAGAGAGAGCTTAATGATAGTGAATCAAATAGGTTGTCATTGGCCTTCTCAATCGCGTAAGTCGTTTTAAACTTTTAATTACTATTTATTAAGAGTAAAAATATAGGAGCGCTCACATGTCATCGATGTTAGAACAAGCTATTGTAGACGCTGCAGCCCTGAGAGAGGCCGCAATTCAAAGCGCCGAGCAGGTTGTGATTGAAAAGTATTCTACGGAAATTAGAGAAACTGTAGAAAATTTAATGGAAAGCGACGAACTTAATGAGTCTAAGTCTGTTGATGAACAAATCACAGAAGCTGATGAAATTGGCGAAGGCTATGCCTTTGTTGAAGGGACTGAGTTGAGCGACTTAGAAGAGCATGAGCTTTTAGAAATTGATGTCAAGGGCCTGTTCGAACAATTAGAAAAGCAAAGACTAGAAGAGTCAGAAGAAATTATTGAAATAATTGAGGAAGAAGTTGAGCTTGAAGAAGAAGCCAAGCCCAAAGAGGCCTTGGAAGAATCAGAAGAAAGCTTAGAAGAAGAGACTGAGTTAGAAGAAGCAATTGAATTTGATTTTGAACCGGTCCCCGAGGGCAACACCGAAGCTTATGGTGCAACGAACGCGCAACAAAAAGAACAAGCGATGCTTGTTGATGTTATGCAGCAGATCGAAAACGCCAACGAAAAATTAGAGAAAAAGAACGAAGGCTTAATTAAGGATAAAAACAAACTTATTAAGTCAAATAAAAAATTAAAAGAATCTGTAGGAAAATTAGCTCAGAAATTTGAAGAAATGAAGTTGATGAATGCTAAACTTTTTTATACAAATAAAACATTAATGGACGCCTCGTTGAATGAGCGGCAAAAGCACAAGCTTGTCGAGTCGATTAATAACGCTCAATCATATGAGCAAGCGAAGATTGTCTATGAAACTCTTCAAAGCACAGTGGGAAATGTTTCCAACAAGAAACAACCGGAGTCTCTGAGCGAAGCTGTAGGCAAGCGATCTTCAACATCTTTATTGCTTAAAGCAAGAAAGCAGGATGACGAGCCAAAAGTGAGTGAAAGCAATAATCTTTTCGCAACTCGAATGCAAGCTTTAGCAGGCATTAAAAATTTAAAGGAGGATTAAAACAATGTCTAACATAATTGAAAAATTAACAGAAAATATTGTTGCTCGTGATCTTTCGAAGGAAGGCGCTGCCCTAGTTAACAAATGGGAAAAAACCGGTCTTTTGGAAGGTCTAGGTAACGAGAGAGATAAGGACAACATGTCCCGTCTCTTAGAGAATCAAGCCAAGGAGCTTCTTCGTGAAGCTTCAACTATGGCTGCTGGTGATGTTGAGGGCTTTGCGGCCGTCGCATTTCCAATTGTCCGTCGTGTATTCGGTGGATTACTAGCTAACGATCTCGTTAGCGTACAACCGATGAGTTTGCCCTCGGGCCTCATCTTCTTTATGGACTTCACCAAGAATGAAGGCCAGCGCCTAGGTAACACGGCCAACGATTCTGTATACGGAGGCAACGCAGTTGCTTCGCAGATCACCGGTGGTGTACAATTATCGGGTCGCGAACAAGAGAAGAGCCTTTACAGCTTGAATCAAGGTTATTCTTCGCCTGTCTCGGGTGGCACCATCGCCGCGCAGACAGTTGTTGCTTCCGGCGCTATTGACGCGAACGGCGAGTATCAGCACAAGGGCTTATCAGGTCAGAGCATCAGCGCCAAGACCGTAAGAGAAATTCTTAGGTATGACCCCGATGTTTGTGTTTCTGGTACTGGTATCGTGATTGTTAAAAGTGATGATTTATCTGGTACTAACGCGTCCCTGTGTAACGGTTTAAACAAGGACAACCTGATCAGCGTTACGTTCCGTAACCAAAGCGGTGATCCATTAACGTCAGCTTCGTCTGACCCCGAAGGTGCGGGTCTTACACAGATCCGTCGTCTCAGCACTTATCAGACTGGTTCGACTGGTGCGGCTGATAGGGACAAGGCCTTCTTCGTGTTTACGCTGACAGGAACCCTTAACCATGGAGACGAGGCCGGCGCGACCGACACGGCGACAGCTGAGGCGCTCACTGACGCAAAAACCGCCATCGCCGGCACGACCGACCCCGGCGTCGCCTACACCAAGGTCACCCAAATCTCATACGCTACTGCTGATGGTTGGGAATCCGCCGGCGCAATTGGTAGTGTTATGGGTTCTGCTGTTTCATGGCTCTTGGAAGGTAGAGGTGACAGCGTTTCAAGCTCGATGCCCCTCGACGTTAATGCTCAGATTCCTGAGATTGACATCAAGGTTGATAGTGTTGCTGTAACGGCAGTCACTAAGAAGCTTCGCGCTAAGTGGTCACCAGAGTTGGGTCAAGACCTCAACGCATACCACAACTTGGATGCAGAGGTTGAGCTTACTGGTATCCTTTCTGAGCAGGTTGCTTTGGAGATCGATCGTGAGATCCTTAATGACTTAATCCAGAGAGCTACTGGTGGTACCCTCCACTGGGCACGTTCACCCGGCTTGTTTGTTAACCGCGAAACTGGTTCAGAAATTGGTGCGTCTTCGGCCGCACCGGACTTCACCGGTACGGTCAGCGAATGGTACGAGACTTTGTTAGAGACGGTCAATGACGTTTCTGCTCGTATTCACCGCAAGACGCTTCGTGGTGGTGCTAACTTCATGGTGACATCACCTGAAGTTGCT